ATCGTGATGTGTTCATACACATGCGCTTGAATCATCGCCATTCCTTGCGGGTTTTGTTGCATAATTGCGGTGCCGTAAAGACTCATGTGAGCAGCTATATGGGCGTCGTGATCCTGTCCCTGGAAGGCTTGTGCACCTTTACCAATCAACAAGGAAGCGTTTTCATTACCCGGATCCACCGGTTCCGGTTGCGGCGGTGGCGGCAAGAGCGCCTCGATGTTTTCCACATTAAGGGCTTGATACATTCGGCGATACGCCTCGTAAATGCCCGTTGGACCATGAATCTCAGGGTTTGATTGCGCCATTTGCAGCATTTGCTGCGCCAGCATCACCCGTTGGCTCATCGAGAAGATGTTCGGGTCCGATACCGGAATAATATCCACACGATCATCAAAATCAGCCTGTTTAATGTTCTGATCGCCATTCTTGGTCATGTACGGATAGGCCGGCGGTAGGAATTGGGCGAAAATTCTCGCCAATAAGTTAAATTCTATCTTTTGCGCGTAATGTAAGCGCTTATGAATCGCCGACATCACCTTGGTGCCACGCTCCAGTAACGCCACGGTGGTGCCCACCGGCATTTCCTGATTGGAATCGCCCACTTGAATATCAGCAATGGAAGCAAACCGCTTACCGGCATCGACCATTAAGCCCATTAAGGCTAACAGGGTTTGTGACGGCTCTTTAAACGGCAATGGTACAAACGAATCTCGAAGACTGCCCCCTGGGGCGTCCATGTCGCGAAATTCACCCGGTTGTAAGGGCTGATCGTCGTTCCGGATGCGAATACCTCGCGCTTTAAATCCGGCCGGCAGGTTGGCGAGCGTGCCCGCGTCGATCAGCTGACGCAAAATCGAGGTGGACGCTCTGGAGAGTCCGCCAATCATGTGCGTTAGGCCAAAACCGTAAAATCCAAGTCCGGGTAGGAACTTGTAATGAACAAAATACTGAATCTTTTTCTTTAACGGGTCGGTTTCATTCCAGTTGCGACGAATGGAAAGCACCGCATTGTTACGTTTGGACAACGTCACAATGTAGGGCAACTTAACCCCGGTGGGTTCACCGGTCTCGTCCATGTCTTCAAACCCGTCAATATCCAAATCGGTATGAATTTCATACAATTCACAATCGCTGTCAGTGTTATACGACGGCTCCATGCCTTGGAGCTTGTCAATTTCCTCCTGAATGTCCTCGCTATCGTACTCGGCGCCCATCGATTTCAGAGGCACGTCACGATAGAACCCGCTGTTTTGCAATTTGACGACATCGTTCATCGGCATCGAGACGATGTTGGTAATCCGTACGGCAGTTTGCAAATCGCTGGTGTCATAAGGCACGACTAAATTCTCGGACGGTATAAATTTCGACACTGCCCGACCTAAATTCTGATCATAATAAACCTTACGAAACGCCGAACCGGACAACGGTAGATAAAATAGCAGCATATCTGTTTCCGGATCGTATTCTTCCATGACGTGCATGATTTGATAATTCATGTACTCCTTGACCCTGGCTGCTTGTCCCTCGGAGTCAGGAGTGATGGCGCCAACGATCTGAGTCTTTACAGGACCTTGAGCTGGCAGTATTTCGCCATAGGCTTGTGCCTGGAATTGCGTGACGGATTCGGCTAACAGGGGATGAGTTATGCCGGATGCGCCTTCAAATGGTTGACTTCGTTCTTCGTAACGCATGCCGAGAAATTCCAAGCCGTCACGATATTGTTTCTCCCATTCAGAACGAGAGTTAATATCGGCTTCGACATCGGCAACGCATTGGTTAAATATACCGTGTAGTTCGGAATCGTCCAGTTCTTCAGCCAAGTTAGCGCCAAATTCAACTTGCTGGGGCAGCATCTCGCCCGCCCCAACAACAATGTTTCCATTATCCAAGGCGGTAATGGGGACGTCTTCTCCATTCAACTCGGCGAGTGTGGGATCCTCTAGTTCAATTGTTTTGGAATCATCGATAACCTCCAATGGCTCTTCTTGAGCCGGGTATATTCGTTTATCGACGTCCGCCATAGTATCGCCCTTGTGCTAATGTAAACATAAGCGCACTAATCCAATTTCGATATTGGGTCAGTGGACTTATTACTGTGTTGTTCATTCTATACTTGAATTTAATAATTTTCATTAAATCCTTTTTTCCGTTGTAAATATTATTCATCAATAATAAATGTGCTGTTGCGGCACAAACTCCTCATCCTCTTCATCCGAGTATAGACGAACAAAGTTACCTTGTCTAAATCTCAGTATCGCTTGCGTCATCGAATCCACATAATCGTCGTGCTCGCCAAACGGAAAAGCAGCACACTCCTCAATAACATCCTCGGCAAATTTCTTCTGTGGCGCCCAGACCATCCCCGACTCAAACACCGGACTGACCGCGTGCACCCTAGTGACCTTATCATTACCTCTCGACGGGCGGTAGTTGACCACCGGTATCCCCATATTGCGTAGTTCGTGGGTCAACGGCGTTCCTGACGCCTGGGACTCAACTAGCACCATTTCCGGCTCCCAATACTTATACTCCTCATTGGCCACCGCTTTCAGCTCGGGAAAATCCCAGCGTCCGCGTTTGGCATCGAGCAGTATAATCGCATCGCCGCTGTCATCACTCGGCTTAAAAATGCCCCAAGTGGTAATGGCTGAAAAGTCAGCCGTTTCCTTCTTGGAAAACGCCGTATCATAGCTCTGAATAATGTACTCCACCGGCGGTATCTTCTCCTTTTCCCAAGGCTGCCACCAATCCCGTTTGATAATCGCGCCTTCTTCCGAAGTCGGGTTCTGCATGTACTGGGCATTCCACTTGGTCACCGGCAGTGAAGCTTTCACCGCTTCGAGTTCCTCCAATTTCCAATACTCAGGCCATAACGGATTGCCCGAATCCTCAAAAATCGCCGGTAGTTCAACAATATCCCACTGATCCGCATGCACCTCGGTCTGTCGTTTCAGCAATTGCGCCGTTAAATCAATGGTCGACCAGCGCGTCATCACAATCACAATCGAACCGCCCGGTTGAAGCCGCTGACGAGGACCAGAGGTGTACCATTCATAAGCTGAATCCAATGCCGAGGGACTGAGCGCATCTTGTTCGGAGTGCGGATCGTCAATGATGAGCAGATCGGCGCCACGACCGGTAATGGCTCCGCCAACACCAGCCGCGAAATACTCGCCACCCCTGTTGGTTTCCCAACGCCCCGCCGATTTCGAGTCGGCACTGAGCGTGACTTTGGGAAAAATGGCTTTGTACTCCTCGGAATCCATAAGATTCCTGACTTTACGCCCGAAACGCACAGATAATTCGGAGGTATGGGTGGTTTGCATGATCTTCATGTTGGGTTTGAGTCCCATCACCCAGGAGGGAAAGTACACGGAAGCGAATTCGGATTTGGTGTGCCGTGGCGGCATATTGATAATGAGTCTCTTGATCTCGCCTTTGGCGATTTGCGTGAGCTTATCGGCAAAAATTTTGTGGTGATCGCCCTGGATAAACTCCGGCCATATGTATTTTATGTAATCCAAAAAGGATTCTTGTACCTCCCCTTGTTTGTCCAGGTTTTCCAATCGCTCTTGCAGCAAGAGGATCTCTCGCATTGCATCTACAGGTACATGTCTCAAGTTCGACATAGGAGTCACTATAATGTGTTTTGTTTTTTCATTCAATTATTTGTGTTGAACGTTATTATATATACCAAAGCATAGGAGTCCCAAATATTATAAGGGGGGGTTGGGGGTCTAGATATGAAAATCTCAGATTTTCGATCTCATATGAGAAAGAATCCTAGTCATTACAGCTAGACCACAGCTGTTCAATAGTCGCGCAAAGTAGACAACACAATGACCAATGCATAGCCTTGAAAGCCTTTATCTATAGGCTTTGTGTATAAATAACTTATACTTATTGTATATTTATGTTAATGTTGAATCTCATTTAACATTAATTGGAGAAAACAAATGAACAGAAGAATAACTAAAACTAGTATTGATACTTCGGTATCAATTAACAATGAGATACAAATACTCAAGCAACATCCAATGGTGCAAAAGTATTTGCTACTTGAGAAGAAACAAAACACTTTCGGATCGTTAATTCGTGGAATGATCCAAGACATTGTTCATGTTCAAGGTGTCAAACAACCCAAGGCAATTGTTCGACCATCTCACGATTGGAATGACAATGCTCAATTTGTCATGACTCAAAATCTAGCAACAAAAAACAAATTCCATTTACATGGGTTGCTAGCTAAGAATGTTATTGGAATTAACATTGTTGCAACAAGACCAAGAGATGCTAACTTTCAAGTGCGTAGGACTTATCCTAAGGTGCAATCATGAGTAAGATGAGTGATCTACACATTGAGCAACAAGAGAGTGGCGAAAGCCACTCTCCCAACCAATGCAACCTCTGTGGAAAGATAGTCGATGAGAGAGCAATACAAGAACAATGCGGTTTTAGTCTTTGCATTTCTTGTGATGGCAAATATTCAGATGAAGAATTATCCGAAAAGAAAGTCGAATGGTATGCTGATGAATTTTTGAAAGTCGGTGAGAAAAGATCATTGGCTGAATTAGCCACTGGGATTATAGATTGTGAGACAACTCTGTCCCACACTCAATTCATTGGTATCTTTGACAATGTTCTAAAATATAAGCTTTCAAAACTAAACAAAGATAGGGGGAGATCATGAACGACCTAGTAAACAAAGAGAGTGGCGAAAGCCACTCTCCCACCATGCAAAGAATTGTCATTGTTGAAGAATATGGTTCTGCTTATACTTTAGATGAACATGGCAATTTATTGTTCACTCCCATTGGTGAGTATAATCAAATCTATTACTCATCAGATGTTCATCAAGGTGGCAACACTTATGATGATTGGGATGAAGTTGACATTGAATTAGTCGGTGATGAATACGATTACGATTCAATCATTGATGAGTTAAAAAACTAAAACCCAAACCCCAAACCCTCACAGCTGAACAGCTGTGGGGGTTTTTCTTTTTGGACTGGATATTATGGCCCAAATCGGGCCCGTGAGCTCGGCTGCTAAAAATTTTTTCTTATTACTATCATAGAA